TGGAAATCCAGCAATGGGTGGCACAGGGTTGATGTTATAAAAACATGATCCTTGAAACCGTAAAAAATTGAAATCTTCAGCAATAGACATCTGAAATAATTGATTAGGCGCAGCTCCAACAACATCTGTATAGATTACAGCACCTGATGAATCATTAGTTCTATCATAAAATTGAGATTGACCAAGTAAGCCAGGAGCTTCAAACAAATGAATGCTATAATAAGGCACTTCATATTCTACACCACCGTGCATCGGATTTTGGACAATAGATCCAGCAACTGAAGGTATGACAAAATCACTTGAAAGAGTATTGGTAGAAGTTGTAGGTATATTTAATCTAGTTCTTCTATATTTAATATAAATATTGCCTATAAAACCATCACTTCGAGAAGACATCCTATATCTAATACCACCACGCATACCAAGAAAACAATGTCTCATAATGTTAAAAGTGTTAACCTCACCATTATTGTCAGTTATAGTAACAGATCTAGGTATAAGAAAGTTATTATGTGGAGGATATAGTGGTTGTTCAATAGTATTAGTGGAAGCATGTGCAATTAAAAAAGCAGCTTGATCTCTTTTGAGTAAAACTCGAAGAGATTCAATTTTCTCACCAAAATGAGCATGATAGATATTTTTGTTGTTTGGAAGCATACGATTAATTATTGATGTAACACCAGATACTTTAACGACATGTTCATCTTGCATTTGTACTCTGTTAATTGGTTCGCCTTGTTCATATGCACTCTCAGCATTGATATTAGAATTTAATTCCATATTGACATGGTCCCAAGGTTCGCAGAATTCCATATCATCACTGTAGACGTAAGTATTAATATACATTGGAGCTAATGCGTCAATTTCAGTAATTGATGTAGCTGGACGTACAGTAAGTACTCCAGTACTTTGACCACGACGATTTGACTCAATTATTTCCAATGTACTATCACCAGCAATGTTAAAATATGGTCTAACACCACCTTGTGTAGTGTTAGACGAATGTACTTTTGCAAAATTTCTATGATTATTATATCCAACATGTATAGTAATACTTCGTTCTTTTTCAAGATCTAATGTAGTTATATACTGTTGATTTAAAATAGTTGGCCTATCTTTCCTATCGATAAAACTCTCTGTTGCATTTGGTTCATAAATGAACATTAACTTACCTCTGGTGAAATTTGAAGCTACAACATCAAATCTAAAACTAAGAGTACCACGCCAGTATGTATAGTTTAATGAAACTTGTGCTAATGCAGAATTCATCATCATCTGACGAGTGACTGTTGATGAAGTTTCTACAAAATGAGTGCCAAGCATAGGGGTAATTGGAATAGTTAGTAATGTAGTTTGATAAGGTATTGAAACACCATTAAAAGTTAATACATCTATTAATGAGGGTATAGATGTTATATACTTATGTGCCAAAGGATCGTGTGATCCGGAACCAAGAATATCATTCATAAGAGCGAGTTCTTGCTTAGGATCACAAGTTAATTTATAGGCAGTGTCTCTACCAACTATAGTAGCCCCATTACTAAAAGTAACTTGCTTAGCAAAAGATGGTGGAGAAACATTGATTGGTTTAGAGAAACCAAACATTAATGCAATTTGTGATATTGCAGTTGCTGCTATTTGAGTAGCCTTAGCGAATGTTGAGATAAC